GTAACACTTGCCAATTTTCTTGGTATTGTGACAGCACATTTACCAGTAAGACATTGACAATCAAGAACACTTTGTTGTATAATGAGATTTTAGAGTTATCAACAAACCTTTTCTTGAATTTTGAAAAAATGACCGATGTAACAAACGGTGCGACTTATTACCATGCTGATTATGTGAATCCAGGTTGGACAAAACTAAAAAGGGAGAAACAAATTGGCAGGCATATTTTCTACAAGAGTAAAGGCGACAAAATTGACAGAAACAAAGGAATCATTTAAAATGAACAATAACTTAATTACGGTGTGCGTTTCGGCAACAATAGTTTGTTGTACGTTTATTGTAAGTATCTTCATGTATAATATAAACGACAGAAACAATATGGCAAAAAACATTGAAGCGGCTATTGCCAAAGGTGTTGATCCAGTTTCTGTTAAGTGTGCATATGAAACAAACATGAATGCAATCTGTATAACTTACGCAGCCACGGTTAGAAAATGAGTGAAGTAGATAAAATTTTTAGAGAATTGAAACTGGCCGCATCACAAATCGGCGAAGGTGCATCTAGGAAATATCGGGTTTCTAAATCAAAAGGAAAACGGAGAAAACGTAGTTTGAAATCATGGACTTATGACGCAACGGATATGAATATGAATGAAATGAAAACAGGTATAAACGATAAATTTTTTGTTGGCGCATCTGATTACAGCGATTGGCTGTACATGCAAATGATTGATGCTCGGTCAGAAAAGAAAATTTCAACTCATAATTCGGAGTTGAAATTGCATGGCAATCGTCAAAAGTGGAAAGAATTCATTGAAGAAGAATTTGAGGGTGACCACATTCTTCAATTCACAAGTTCTAGTGGTCTTATCATCACCGAAGGTTTGAATTTCATTCGCTATGATGTGAATTCTAATTCAATTACCACACAAACTTATGGTGATAAAATCTTCATTGAAAATGTTGAAGACATGTTTCTAAAACATTTTGAAGAAGTTACATCATACATTGAGTGGGTGTATGGTGCGAATGGCGATAGCGTTAATGTTCCTTTGAATGCGGATCGTTTGCCTGTTGATGAAATGTATCCGTTTCTCAAAGAGCCATTGACCGACTACTATGACCGTTATCTGGAATCTAATGCAAACATTCTCTTGTTGATTGGACCACCAGGAACTGGCAAGACAACTTTCATCCGTGGTCTTCTTGCACACAGTAACTCCTCTGCTATTGTGACATATGATGCCGCAATTCTGGAGAAAGATTATCTGTTCGCACGATTCATTGAAGATGAAACAGGTGTGATGGTGCTTGAAGATTCTGATAACTTCCTGAAAGCACGTAGCGATGGTAACACCATGATGCATCGTTTCCTAAACGTTGGCGATGGTCTTGTTACCACAAAAGGTAAGAAGTTGATTTTCTCAACTAACTTGCCAAGTATCCGCGACATTGATCCTGCGTTGATTCGCCCCGGTCGTTGTTTTGATATTGTTTCTTTTGATTCATTGAAACAAAAAGAAGCCGAGGCATTGGCTAAGAAAATCGGTGTCAAACTTGATGGTAAGCGTGATAGCTGGACTATCGCAGAAGTGTTCAACAAACAGATTGAACAAAGTGCCAACAAAACAGTTGGTAGCAAAATGGGTTTCGTTTAAGGAGTATATTATGGCTGTAAAACAATTTAGTATTAATCAAATCTCTAGTGAAGCTGACCGCAAGAAATTGCTTGATGCTATGAAAGAGTGTTCCAATTCTATGATTCGCATGGAAGGCGAAAAAGACTTTATCAAGGAAGCAATCAAAGAAATTTGTGAAGACTTGAAGTTGCCAAAGCGAATTGTGAATCGTCTAGTTAAAGTTTATCACAAACAAAACTATGATGAAGAAGTTGCTGTGCATGAACAATTTGAACAATTGTATGAAACGATTGTAAAATAATGCCGACAAAAGATGAAATGTACAAGTTTCAGGAAGAGATTGAAAAACTCGTACTAGAAACCGACTACAACTATATGGAAGCAATCATTGAGTATTGTAATATGACTGGTATGGAAATTGAATTAGCCTCTAGTTTGGTAAACAAAGACTTGAAGGCAAAGATTGAGATTGATGCACAAGAACTCAATATGTTACCAAAAACACGTAGACTTCCTATTTGATTTGTGATATAATTATAGCATGACTGGTTATGAAGCATTCACTCTCTATCACGTATTAAAATTGCATTTCACCTCGGGCTATGACTTTTTTAAGTACAACGGTAAAACAAATATCACCATAGAGACATTTGAGAAAAGAAAAGACAAGTACCATTTCTACAAGTTATCCCGCAAGTTTAACAATCGTAAAAATGACTACGTTGATTTTGTTATCTCAAATTTTCTACACAATGATAATTGTTGGGCAGGTACTTTGCTTGAAGATGGTTCAGATGAAGTCAATATAAAGAGACTTGCAATCATTCAAGCATTGAGTTATAACTTTCAAAATGATTGTTCTGTAATTGGTGAGAGTGGTAGCATAAACGATTTATTAAAAACTGATGGTGAGTATCCAGAATTATTGACGATGACTTTACAAAAAGTTATTCAGGCTGAAACTCTGTGCATACTGAATTCAATGATGAATTTTCTTCCTATGTGGCAAAGAAAAATCTCAGATGACATTCGCTGGCCATTACTACACAGAAAATGGATAAAATATTCTCCGTTTTTGAGTTTTGATAAAAACAAGTTTCGTGAAATAGCATTGAAAGAATTGAAATGATTGAAAAGATTTATTTGGATATGGATGGTGTTCTCTGTAACTTTGAGCGCCGATACTTTGAGTTATACAAAGAACTACCTGGTTCAATGCGTGACCGAAAAGAATTTAATGTACACTGGCATGACTTCATAGCAACAAAGCAATTTGAAACGCTAGATTGGTATCCTGGTGGTAAAGAATTGGTTGCATTTTGCTTTGAAGCGAATGTACCGATTGAGTTGTTGACTTCCTCTGGTGGTAACAAATACCATGATGAAGTTGCACGACAAAAACGTGTTTGGTTAGAAAACAATGGTCTTGACAAACTAAAGGCGAACGTTGTTCCCGGTCGTAAGCACAAGGCTGAGTATGCTACACCAAACACTATTCTTATTGATGATACACAAGATATTATCCAGTCGTTTAATGCGGCAGGTGGTATTGGTATTCTTCATAAAGAAATTGGTAATACTTTAATGATGCTTGAAAAGCTACTTGAAGTTGAACTAAATACATGATACAATGAATCATGTGGATAATTTTATACAACGCATACAATTTATACAAAGGAAAATACTATGTCTTTCGCTAATCTAAAACGCAACCGCGACAGCCTTGAAAAACTCACTAAGGCTATTGAGACCACCACACAATCTGCTGAGGCTGGCTCAAAAGATGATACCCGATTCTGGGCTCCAACTGTAGATAAATCTGGTAACGGCATGGCTGTTATTCGTTTTCTACCAGAAAATACTTCTATTGATGGTGATGATGCACTTCCATGGGTACGCCGCTTTGACCACGGCTTTCAAGGACCAGGCGGTTGGTTCATTGATAACTGTTTAACTACAGTTGGTGATAAGTGCCCCGTTTGTGAACACAACTCTACATTGTGGAATTCCGGTATTGAAGCAAACAAAGAAATCGTTCGTAAACAAAAGCGCCGCTTGAGTTACATTGCGAATATCTATGTTATCTCTGACCCAAGCAATCCCGAAAATGAAGGCACTGTTCGCTTATATAAATTTGGAAAGAAAATCTTTGATAAGATTTCCGAAGTGATGAATCCTGTGTTTCCTGATGAAACACCACTTAACCCATTTCACTTTTGGGAAGGTGCTAACTTCAAATTGAAAATTCGTAATGTTGAGGGATATCGCAACTACGACAAATCAGAGTTTGCAGCCAAAGGTGCATTGTTTGAAGATGATGACAAATTGGAAGCTATCTACAAACAAGAACATTCTTTGAAAGAATTTACGGACAAGAAACATTTCAAACCATATGAACAACTTAAGGCTCGCCTTGATAAAGTTCTTGGTTTTGAAGGTGACGCTGTTCCTAATATTCGTGCAGAAGATGTTGAATTGCCAACACCAGTTACAAGAGCGAAGGCTCCTGTGTCTACAACTGTAGATGATGACTTGGATTATTTCAAATCGTTAGCTGAACAATAAACTAAACTTCCTCAGAATTTAGTTTGCCCCGCCTAGTGCGGGGTTTTTATATTGGTCTTACGCCTGCGGCTGCTTGAAAGAATAATTCTAAGGCATCAATATTTGTAGCAGCCGCAACTGTTTGCGGTGCCGCACTTGAACCGCCATTATTAATTGTTTGTGGCGCACTAAATGCAATGACGGGAGGCTGTGAAGATGATTCTCTCATTGCTGAAGCTACTGTGCTACTCTCTTTAGATAAAGTGTTTCCAGTTATTGGTGGTTGCGACTTTCCTAAAGCGGCAAATATACCTTTCTTATAATTTTCTACACCAGGATCACCAGTGCCTTCTAATTTTCCTGTTGTCCATCTGTTTATTGCTTGATCCAAAGGCAAATTAGCATAACCACTACTTAACCATAAATTTCTTTGAGCCTCTGTTCCCAACTCAAGTGTTGGAAATTTAGCAAATTTTCCTTTAACTTTTCCTACACCTCTTCCTGTAGTATCTAACACACCGCCAAATTTGGCAGCTTGTTCAGAATATAACATAGCTCCAGGATTATTTAAGTCGTGTGTTAAACTTCCAGGATAAAAACCTTCTTTTTCTCTTTGTTTTTTCAACACAATATCTTGCTGTTCTTTTGGTAATCCAGCAAATGTAACTTTTGATGGCTCAGTTGATGGAGAACTGCTTGAATTGCCACTTGCTTGTGCCGCATCTGCCATCATACCTAAACGCACTTGTTCATCACTCTTAACTGGAGTTGGAGATTTTGATTCAGTAACATCCTCTTTCATAACTTCATCATAAAGACCTCCTTCACCAAAAATAAGTTTATATATTTCAATTAAATCATTTATAGCCCATATTGCTCCACCAACTGCGAATACGAGACTAAGACCAAAAGTCATCGGCGCGGCTGCAATTGATGTTCCTATTGCAACTACTCTTAACATAGCCGCTTCACCAACTCTCTTTAATAATTTTGATTTGAATACATTCATCAATTTTGGATTGTTGGAAAGTTTTGTAAAAAATGCTTTAACCTTTTCATACATGGTTTTATTTTTTACCATTTCTCTTTTTTCGCCAACACTTCCATAAGATGTTAATGGTTTACCTTCAGGAATTTTTGTCATAGGAGAAGGTGCTGTTGGCACAGGCGCTTTATACATTCCTGCAATTCCCTTAGCACCACGATATGCTGTATAACCTGCCAATGCACCCTCAACTGCTTTATAACCCACTTTGTTGCCAATATCAATACCTCCTGCTCTTGGACCATCTGGATCAACATTACTTCCAGAAGGATTTGGAACTCCAGCATTTTTTAATTGTTCATTAATAAATGTTCCTATTTCATCTCTGAAGGAATAAGCTAAAGCTAAAACGGCGGCGGGTCCACCCATCATAAGTAAGTTTCTTCCATTTGAAGATGGTGTTTTACCTCCAGCAGGAGGTTTACCTCCAGCAGTACCACCTCCACCGCCTAAGGCTTTGCCCAGTGAAGCAACACTCAATACATTACCTAAAGTTTCAATGGCGGTCTTAATTACTGCGCCTAAATTTTGAATAGATGCTGTAATTATTCCACCAAGTTCCGTTACCAATTTTGTTCCTAGTGTCAGTATTGCTACAGATATTGCTCCGACAGCTTTTACCAACGTGGACAATAATCCGCCACTGTCTTCTTTCTTTGGGACAGCACTTATTGCAACAGGAGAAACACTTTTACTACCACCACTTTTTCCAAATTGACTTTCATATGCAGATTCTCTTGCGGCGGCATCTTTGAAGAACATATCTGATCCTCTTGATGCTTTTCCGCCACCCATTGTTACCAATTTCATAATGTTTTGGCGCATAACATTCATGTCTCTGGCCATTGCATTACTATTCATTGTATTTTTTGCAATGATAGAAAGTTGTGCTTCTTGATTTTTGCTGGAAATAATTAAAGCATTTAATGCTTGTGATTGCATTCCACTATCACCAAGCGATTTGCCAGAAGATGATTTATTTAATGCAGAATATCCTTTACCAAATATTTTTTGACCAATAGCAGAAGTTATGCCTGATCCACCAAACAGAATGTTTCTTGGATCAAGACGTTCCTTTGACCGCTTAAACATAGTAGAACCCAAAGAGGATAAAACTCCTTTGCTCTTTAGTTCTTGTTTATAAACATCCGTAAAAGTTGCCATTTTTTATCTTTTCTTATTCTGCATTTGCTGTTTTATTTTTTCATTTTCTTCTTCAATGTATCGCATCAACATAGTAACATATAAACTCTTTTCCCAAGGTACCAAAGATTCTATGTCACTTAAGGAATATTTATGATGTTGCATCAAAGCAAAGTTTGTCTGGTAATGATTGGTTAGACTATCATGCCTAAAAGTTACACGAAAAAACTTTGTACTCCCTCCAACACCACTTCTTCCTGATACTCACACTTATTGCATTTGAAGTTGAGTGTCTTTTTCATTTTAGGAATAGTTTCAAAGAAATCCTGTATTTTTTGGAATTGGTCTCTAGTCAAACTATCCACAAAATCTATTAATTCTGTTTCGGAAACATCTTTAGCATAATATAAAGTTTCTTCATCGTAGATGTAATCTATACAGTTGGTGACCATTTTTTGTATGGCTTCTGTTTCAGACTGCGTATCCATTTTTTCCATGGTTTTGAAATCTGGATATTTCATAACAACACCAAGTTTTGGAGTTAGTTGAATTTTTTGTGAATGATTTTCATTCTCCTCAGGTTCAACTTCCAGTGCATTGAAACTCAATTTAATGATGTTGTTGCACTTCTTTTCGTTTCCTTCATCATCTTTAACATCGTTATTGCATTTGTATTGTAAATCAATTATCTCACCAATAGACCTCGCTCTCAGTTGCAAGAACATATATTCCAAGTCTAATATGGGCAAATCATCAACATTGATATTTTCCACACAACAGTTGGTAACAATCTGCTTAATTGCTAAAAGAATGGATTTTTCATCCTCAGATTCCATAGCCATCAACAGAATCTTTTCTTCTTTAACCAAGAATGGTCTAATCTTTACTTTCTTTTTTAACAATGGTAAAGTAATTTCATATAAAGGCACATCAATTTTAGGTAACATATAATCTCCAAATAATTAAAATATTCTTCTCACAGCTTCAGCCGTTCCTCTAATTTGTGATTGTAGAATTTGAGAAACTGGCACTCCTGCAACGGAAGAACCAAGAAGTGCAGCCGCAGCCGCACCAAGGTCATAGTCGCCTTCATAAATTGTTTTAAATTTTTGATAAGCAAAATTGACAGTCAATCTATGAAAGCCATCATCCGACCAAGCTAATGGTTGCGCTGAGATTCCAATAGGAAAAGCATCAAATAATTCTACAGCATAAATCTGTTTAATGAAATCATCATACTGAACAATCTTAATGTTTGTCATGTAGTATGTTTCTTTGCCCTTAGGAAATCTAGCATTGTTTGTGTCGTTAGGTACGATTGCTTCTAGCCAACGGTCAAATAGCTTTCTCTCATAGAATTCGTTTGTGCAAATCCAAGTCAATTGTATTCCGTCATCATATTGTGCTTTGTATGGAACTTTGAAACTTGGACCATAAATTTCAACATCACTAGTTTGTAGAGTTTTTCCAGGCAATGACGCACTTTCACATTGAAGTGCTAGATATCTGGAAATAGATGAATTGTAAGAACGGGTTTGTTCTCCGCCAAGTACTCTTGCGGTAACATCAGAGAAAATTGAGTTCGGTAGATTTAAGATTTGCTCAAGCAAACCATTCTCAACAAACTTGCTAATGTATTGTGGTATTGGTAATATAACTTGGAAACGACTTGGACGGGCTAAGCCTTCTTTAGCCTTTATGTTGGCTAAAAATAATTGGGGTAAAAATGACATTAGAATTTTTTCCTAGAATCGGCCCAGACTTTGTTCTTTGTTGCCTTTTCAAATTGTTCAACCGGCAATAGGGCGGCAATGTCCCATTCATCAGCTGGAATTTCAACAAATCTAGATTGCACATGAGAACCTAGATATCGCTTAATGCAAGGTGTCGCCTCATACGCTTTTGAGAATGCAGCCAGCATTTGATAATTTAATCTTAGCTTGGTTTGTGCATCAAAGCGATTATCGGTGGCATGTTCGCTCAATTTATCCAAAAGAATGATACGTTGCTTTGGGTGAATGTAATGTAAATTCAGCCCTAGAAAACCGTCTGGGTATAGTTGTATTGGTAGAACCAATGGGAACTTGTCGTAATATGGCAACTTATCCTTCGTTTTCGGATCATAATAAAAATAGTACATGTGACCAATAAAATGTGAGATTGTCTGTCTCTCACGGTCTTGCATTAATTTCTGAGGCGTTGGTTTTAAATCACCAACTTTGGAACGCAACCAATCACGGGCTTGTCTACTACGAGCCGTATAACCAGTCTTTTGCAACTGCTGATTGATTCTGTCCATTAAGTAAGCCATAAATGTATTTATTACGGTTTAAATGCCTAAATCTTTTTCCGTAACTATTTTAAATTGCCAGCCGTGGGCATGACAGAATTCATCGGCTGCTTTCCACTTCATTTGATTGACAACATATGTAATGGATTCTCTTAGAAAATTCTTTGTCTTACGCTTTTGTGTTGGTTTTTTGGTCTGTGCTTCTGGTTTTACCTCAACTACATAAGTCATAATGGTATCATCTTTTCTTTTGACTTTGATGATGAAATCTGGAAAGTAACGATGCATTCGTTTGTCAACTGGACTGTAGTAAGGAATAGCCAATTCTTCCGATGACCACCAGATGATGTTCGGATTATCGTCAAACCACTTCATACAACGCAATTCCCAGGATGACCTATAGATTATGTTATCTGGATTGCCGTTATATTTTTTCGGGTTTTGTGGGGTAAACTTACCTTTGTAAGAATTAGTTCCATAAGACATATAAATATGTAGTAAAACTTCAGGATCAACATGGCACTTTTCACCTTATCCGACATAACTTATAAAGAGCAAGCCGCTAGAACAATCGGACCTTTGCCTAGAGAAGCATTTGGCCAAAATATATTGAGATATCCTATTGATATTGGATCGGTAGACAAAGGGCATTATATGGTTATTCATATCAATGTTCAGGATAAAACTGAGTATCCAGCAAATTTTGCTAGTGATCCTCGTTCAAATATACAACGCAATAGAGAAGGTCTTTTTGGTCAAACAAATTCAACGAATGCTGGTGGTACACTTAATTCTGTTGTTGGTGCAGTAAAAACAATTGGAGAAGAAGCCGGCAAACTCGCACAAGATGTGGCGGGTGGTGAAGTGGGCAAGAAACTAGTTAATGTTGTTACGACTGCTGCCAACGAAACATTGACTTTCGTACAAAAAGGTCTTTCTTCATTTGGTGTTAATGTTTCGGATGGAGTTAACATTCTTAAAGGTGCAACTCAAGGCGCTGGCGAAAGTTTGGGCTCTCTAAATGCGGTTAATTTTTTGAGAACAACAAAAAGAACTACCGATAGTATCGCATTGTATATGCCGAATACTTTAAATTTTACTCACACACAAGGATATTCTGATTTAGATTTAGGTTCAGAAACGGCAGCTTTGTTAGGAGCTGTTGGAAAAGTTGGCTTAGAGGGCGGTGTAGATCCAACACAGAAAGGAAGAAATTTATCTCCCTTTGTTCTGCAAAAACTTGCATCAGGACTTTTAGCTAATAGATTAATAGATTCACCAAAAGCGGCTACAGCCGCATTTGTTGGTGCTACAGGACTAACGCAAAATCCACAATTAGAATTAATTTATACAACTCCAAGTTTTAGAGATTTTAGATTTTCTTTTATGTTTTATCCAAGAAGCGAGCAAGAAGCACTTGAGATACAAAAATTAATTAAACGATTAAAATTTCATCAAGCACCAGAAGTTAAAACGGGAACTGCTGGATTTTTTTTAGTTCCTCCTTCAGAATTTGATATTGAATTCTACTATAATGGTCAAATCAATCCAAATATACCAACAATTTCAACTTGCGTTTTAATGTCAATAGATATGGATTATGCACCAAATGGATTTCATACTTTTGAAACACCAGGCGATAACTCTCCGCAACTGGGCGCAACTGGTATGCCAACTGCAATTAGAATGGATTTAACATTCAAAGAAACCGAAATTATGACAAAATTTAATTTTCAAGACGAAGCTGGCTTAATCACAAAACAAAGACAATTTGAAAAAGATAGATCCTTCTAAATGGCAAAATACTTTAGATACTTTCCAAAAACCGTCTATAATTTAGAGGGTTCAAATTCTCTTGACACAGTTACAAATTTAACTGCTAGTTTTTCGTTTGATGAAAGTCTCACGGAAAATTCTATCGCATACTATCAGTACACCGTGCCCGATGGTGAAACACCAGAAATTGTAGCCAATAAATTTTATGGTGGACCAGAAAAACACTGGATCATTTTGAAGATGAATAACATCTTTGATGTTAAGACAGATTGGCCAATTGAGCAAAGAATTTTGAATGAAGTTATCAGGTCAAAGTATGCCGACAGTTGGATAACAGAGACTTTTGAAATGACGGATGAAGAAGGTAATCTTTTTGTTACTGAATCAATTTCTACGATTACATCATTGAATGTTGTTAACGATGGTTCAGGATATGCTAACGGAAACATTATTCAAGTTCAAGGCGGAACAGTATTTGGTGCCAAAGCAAATGCAACAGTAACTACCGATGGAACAGGTAATGTTATTTCATTGAGTATCGCTACAGCAAATGTTGGTTCTTATCTAATTCTACCATCCGGCACAGTTGCTACATCAAATATCACTGGAGCAGGCACAGGATTGACAGTTTCTGTCAGCGCATCGGTAACTAATGATGAGCAATTAATTTTTGAAACTGGCAGAGAAAGAGATGGATTAGAATGGGCCATACTCAACAATCATTCTTTCTATAAAATTGAGACAAGATTATTTCCCGTTACTGGAGAAAAAACGGTAGACAAGATACAAATAACAGAAGAAGACTACAATAATCTTGTGGAAGAAAGTGCAAACTATACTTTATCGGATGGAAACACTCTAACTGTATCAATCACAAAAACTAGAATGTCTTTCTACGATTATGAAGTTGAGCAAAATGACGCTAAAAGAGATATAAAAATTCTTAAGAGTGAATATGTTGCTGTAGTGGATCAAGAATTTGTTGGGGTAATTAGTAATGTCTGATGTAAGCATTTTACAATCAACACAATATACTGTTAAAAAAGATGGCCTATCATTAGTAACCAAAATTGGTATTATTGATTTGACAGGCATGTTTGAAGAATTGAATATCTTTGATAGTATTTTTAATCCATGCATGACTGGATCTATTTTAATAAGAGATGCAAAAGGACTGTCAAACAAATTATCTTTTGATGGATCAGAAATTCTTTTGATTGAGATGGGAAAAACGGAAAATCAAGCAATAATTAAAAAATCATTTAGAGTTTATAAACAAAGTTCCAGAACAACGGTAAATATAAGTACTGAACTTTATGTTCTTCATTTTGTTTCGGACGAATTCATTTTATCTCAACAAAAGAAAATATCAAAATCATACCGTGATACTTATGATAATATTGTTCGTGATATCTTAAAAAATTATTTGTCCGTAAATTCTAAGGGAATTGGTCTTATTGAGACCACAAAAGGAGTAAGAACTGTTGTTTTGCCCAGTAAAACTCCTTTTGAATGTTTAGATTGGTGTTCAAAAAAAGCAGTTAACGATGATTTATCACCAACATTTTTATTCTTTGAAAACAAGGTAGGATATAACTTTATAACTATCTCAAATATGTTAGGACAAAAAGCAATACATGATATAAATTATCAGCCAAAAAATTTAGCATTGCAGGATTCTGAAAAAAATGAAATGATGGGCGCTAGATATCTTGAAGTTGTTTCTCAATTTGATTTGAATAAAAATATCAAGCATGGAGTTTATGCTGGAACTTTTATTGGATTTGATATTATGTCCAGAAAGGTTGCAATAAGAAATGTAAACTTTGATGACGTTTATTCAACCGGCAAACATGCAAACAAAACCCCAAATATTGGTGTTGTTAAAAATAAAGATGGTGTTAAAAATACGGAGATGTTTGATTCAAGGAAAGTTTTTTTCCCAACAGGAATTTTTAAAGCAAAGAATGAGTATGTAAAAGAAAATGATGCGAATTCTATTGATGCGGATGATGATACATATAACTATGTGATACAAAGAGAATCTGCTATGCGTAATTTGATGAATCAAAGATTAAAAATTGTTATGCCAGGAAACTTTGATTTGATTTCTGGCACAAACGTGAACATAACAGTTCCAACGACTAGTGAGCAATCTTCAGAAAAAAATCAAGATAACATGGATAAATCAAAAAGTGGTAAATATTTGATTGTGGCCGCAAGACAGATGATTACTTATGACAAACATGAAACCATTCTGGAAGTGGCCACAGATTCTTCAAATCGGGATAGAGTTTATTTGAGTACACAGCAACAAAATGATTTGGCGGATTTTTATGGATAATAATTTTTCTGGAAAAAATGGTTTCATTTGGTGGGTCGGCATAGTTGAAAACAGACTAGATCCATT